ATGAACTTCTCTAGCACCTGCTCGCCCAGGCCACGCGACAGCAGTAGTTCGGTGCCACGATAATACTCTACTGGTCTACCACGTTCACCTGTCTTGTGTGTGAACCGCTGCACTGCATTGATCTCGTGCAGCACTTCCAGTAGGGCGCCTGATCCATCGTAGTCCAGTGCATGGCGCACACGACGCTGCAATGCACTGCGAGGCACGGGGTCCATCCCAGCACTGATCAGCATGGAGCGCATCGTGTCCAGTGCAGTTGCATACTTGGTGCGCGCTTCTGCACCCTCGAAGATCAGACTGCTGCTGTCCTTCACACTGGCGACTAGTTCGATTGCCTTGCTGATGTGCGTGTGCGCGATCTCCCACGTGCCGTCGTTGATGCACAACAGTGCGGCTACACGCAGGACATGTGCATCCTCACGTGCCTCAAACGACTGGCGATACGGATCATTTGCACGCATGCGCTTGTTATACCAGCGCGTGAATGAGTGCATACCACCGGGTGTGAGTGAGATAGGATGTGGCTCCTGTGCGCGATACCTGATCTCACGTAGGTCGTAGAGCAGTGCATCACGCTCGTATTCGGTATTGTCCCCATCTGGCCATGGTATGTTCTGCTTCGGCTTGTTGGCTATAACGAAGATGCATCGACTGGTGAAGCCCCCCTCGATCACGTTCGGGTTCACAGTCTTGAGCAACCAGACCGGTGTGCTAGCACTGATGAATGTCAGCCAGACGTTGCGCTGGATGGTTTCTCCACGTGAGATGGTGCCTCCACCGTGTCGGTGACCTGGACAGTCGTATAGATCAGTAAGTAAGGTAGGCATGTTGGCGATGTAGTGTTCTGTCCCCATGAACACCGCAAGCTCGGGGATAGCAACGGCCAACTGCGCACTGGCATGTTCAAGTGTTCGCTCGTGAAGTAGTTTGTCAAGGCTCTCTCCTGTCATCTTGGCATCGAGGTAGCCAACCTCTGGGAAGTTGCGGTAGCAGTCACGCACCATGCCACCTGCTGTCACCACGCTGGTAGTCTTGCGTGGCACACCACTGTCACCGATCAGGATCAGATACATGTTCAGGTAGACAGGTGCACGTGGTCGAGCCACGTAGATGTTGCGGCCACATGCACCTGCTAGACACCACAGTGCACACCAGAAGTCGTAGGCATAGGCTGTCTCGGTGCGCTTCATGTATTGCAGGTAGCGCCCGATGAATGTGTTGGGCGCTATGAGCTTGTCATACCTTTTCAATGGTTGACCACCTGTGCACGCCATCCGCATCTGGTCGAGATACGCCAAGCTCGGCTGGCACAATCAGTGGTTCCGGTGCATCGATCCCCTGCAACCTGTTCGTCACAGAGTTGATCATGATCGGTTGCTCGGCGTATCGCTTCATGATGGCACGGACGGTTGGTCCATCCTCATGTCGGCTCAATGCAATGTTCGCATCGTGCACGTTGATCAGGATGCGTGCGGTTGATGGCCACTCAGGATCGGCATGGCACTTGTAGATGACGCTGCTGGTCCAGTCACCATTGATAGACTGTGGCTCGAAAGCCACAATGCTATCAAGGGCTTGGTCATCCCACCGCTCTAGGAGCAGCCATCGTCTTCCAAGACAAGTATCGATGCGCCGGTCCCGTCGCACGAGTGCAACAAGATCATCCCACCACACGGTGATCTCTGGCGTCGCCATGTGATAGAGCCGATAGGCTTGTTCAGCCTCGACACTTGATAGTCCTGTGACTGTGGCGAGCTTGTCAGGGGCCATCCGGTAGTTGAGACCATGCCGACACCGTTTGGCCACATAGCGGATGGTAGGCTTGCCCTCCGCTTCTCGATCCTGTCTTGGAACTGACTCATAGGGCACCTTGAACATGGTTGATGCGAGTGCACAATGCGCATCATATGAACCAGGATGCAAGCGTGCTTGTTCAAACTGTTGCTTCCACACGGGGATGTCAGCCAAGTAAGCAACAATCCGTGCCTCGATCTGGCTCATGTCGTAGTAACTGAACTCCCAACCGGGGGGTGCAATGAACATTCCTTTCGCGTTCTCAGGGATGTTCTGCATGTTCAGTCCGGTTCCCCAGGCGGTTTGGCTAGAAGAGAGGCGTCCGGGCGCGCTAGCGACTCCTGTTTGTTTGTAAGCGCATCGCCATCTTCCGTCGTCGTCTGGCTCGGCTCCGACGTAGGTGCTGACGAACTTGGCCTCCAATAAGTAGCGATCAATGGCTGACACAAGGTCTCTAGCTGCTGGCGGTGTTCTCGGATGCCGTCTAATACGATCACGATTTTCCCGATCTGTGCTGCTTCCTCGTCCGACCAAGTGTAGTTCTTCAAAGAAGAGTTTAGCAAGTTGAGCAGGACTTCGGGGATTAAATTGGTAATCTGGTATGCCAGTTGCTGCACGAGCCTTGACTTGGCATACTGTGTTTGCATCTTCCAGGCTTCTTCCGAGTTCATCTGCGAACTGTGACTTGAGTCGCTCATCCACTGACACTCCGTTGGTGGTCATCTCCACTAGCTCAGGCTGTAGTCGCATCACGTGATCGAAGAACACCTTGGACTGACCACGCTCCATGAGTTCAGCCAGCATGTGTTCATGTACCATACGTGTGATGCAGCAGTCGGTGACATTGTAGCGCCAGAACGCATCTATGTCTCCTTCCTCACGCCACAGTTGGCCTTCATCCTTGTAGTGCGGATGGTCAGTGTATTGGGCAGTGATAAAACCAAGGTCGTGTGGCAATCCCGGGTAGAGAAAATGATGTGCGAGCATTGTGTCGAACCAATGCGCGTGGACCCTGATACGATCCTTGAACCAAAGCCAGGTCGCGTCGTAGTGACCGTTCTGTGCCACAAGGCGCGCTCGTGTGTCAGCAAGGAGTGACTGTAGTTCGAGGCGGATATCCCGCTCCTGTGCCAGAGTGTAGTGGTTCTGCCCTTGCGAACGGAAGTTAATACAAATGCCCATCTCGTTCGTAGGTGCGAAACCAACACATGCTGTCTCGCCAGCCATAGTCTCAATGTCATAGGCAATCGGCGTATCAAGCGTGTGTGCCCACCGTATGAAATCGATAGCTTCGGTAACGGTGGGATTGATGAGTGCATCGATAGGTGGAACATGGAACGTGCCCTTGATTAGCTTCTGCAACTTGTTCAGATCCATGCGGAACACGATCTCCATGCGCGGTTCACGCATGACGTGGGCTGGATTGAATGTCGCCAACACCTGAATGCGTCTGCCCTGTAGGTCCACAGGGAACACGCTGCCTCGCTTGTCAGTGATACCACTCACACCGACCAGTGCTTCGAGTGCGTAGTTGCCTAGTGCCACCACGTATTGCAGGTTCGGTAGTCGGCTCAGTTCCTCCTGCAAGATGTGCTGCCAGATGACACGCTCCTGCTTGGTGAGCAAGACCTTCTGCTTGCTTGGAGCTAGATCGATGCCATCACTGGCTGACACCAGCTTACGCTTCACCACGTTGGTGATGTAGACATCGTTGCGCGTGAGCCTATCCTTGCGCAGTATGTCCCACAGGTATTTGCCTGAGCCACCGATCAGTGGCACACGCTGCTGGACCTCACGCTCGCCAGGGGCTTCGGCTACAACTGCGATAGTAGATGACAGCTTGCCACCAGCGCCACAATCATAAGGCAGGCCACAACCAAGTATGCAAGTGCGAAGCTCCACATTCATCTCTCCTATGGTTGAGACTGGTGCGATCATCATGTGCATGTCCTATGAGTTGGGCCAGAGCTTGCACCCTGGCCCTTGCCCACTACAGGCGTTGTGCGATACGCTTTGCAACCTGTCGCTTCTCAGAGCGGTTGAGTTCTCGCGGCTTACCTTTTATGTCTATCACGACCTCGCGTGCTGGGGGGCGTGGGGGTTCCTCTTTGATCAGTCCGTCAGCCTTCATCTTCTCAAGGTTAGGACGAAACCAATCAGGACATTCGATGATCAGGTTGCCATCATCGATGATGTGGTTCACTTCCGTAGAAGCGATGGGCCATTCGTTCGGTGCGTAGTAGCGAAAGCGCGTGTCAGCAAATGCAAGTGAGAAGCCATGCATGCCGGGGAGTCCGTCCTTGTTCTTGCCTTGTGTTGCTGATGTGCCACCATGTTCAGCCGTGTAGTAAAGTTGCAGAAAGCCTGTATCCTCACCAACACCCTCGTGTAAGTCAATCATTGTCTTACGATCTACGACTACGAAGTTGGTCGCATCCATGATCAGCTTTGGTATCCTGATGACTACCTGCTTTGGCTTGCCAATACCCTCAGCTAGATAGGCTCCCATGGTGATCTTGGCACTAACGGCGGTGCCCGTCCTACCAGACATCTTCGGTTGTATCTTAATGAACGCCATTGCATGTATCCTTGTTTGTTACCCAGCGAACTTAGTAGACTTCGCCATGGAGATCATGTCACAGAACACGGTGCAGTGCTCGCGTGCCCTGGTGATTGCGGTGTAGAAGTTGCGTCGGGACTGGCCCCACGCTGTTGACTTGTTGATCACGTAGCATACATGTCTCACCTCACTTCCTTGCATCTTGTGTGTCGTCAGCACGTAGGCATGGTCAATGTTCCTACGTGGGTCCTGTTCGATTGCTCGGCCATCACCATACACCTGCACGATCAGTGGTGGCACGATCACAGTGCGATCACCGAAGTCGATCTCTACGCTGCCTTCCTCGTAGTTGATGTTCACGACGATCCCCACTTCGCCATTGAATGCGTAAGTCTCGCCGTCACCCATGTCGTAGGTGTTCGATGTGTAGACTACCTTGCTGCCTACTTGCACACGGATCGGTGGGTTCTCTGTGCCAGGGTGACGATAGCGTGGCAACTCTAGGAACGGACGAGTGCGATCCCAGAACATGGCTTGCAGCACGATGTTCAGCTTCTGCGTTCCGATCCAGGACTTGTTCATGCACGTTACGATCTGGTGTTCGGGGTCTGCGTAGTTGTGACCTGCTCCAAGAGACAGTTCCACAAATTCTTGCACTGCGCGGACAGGTTGATCTGTCTGTCTGAGGGTGAAATCGTCACTTGCACGTGGCATCTTTCCAGACAGGATGAGTGCTCCATTCTTAGCAATGCCTGAGCCAGCGTCGTGACGGTGGATGGTGTCGAGGGTGATGCCACCAAACTTCTCCAATGCTACCATGAATGCACTCGGTTTGCTGTCCAACCGATGGTCTTCCTCGATTGGCTTCAACTGGTTCACGTCACCGAACATACAGATGCGTGCACCTGCTTTCAGTGCATCGATCAGGTTGCGGTGTATCTCCTGGTTGACCATGGCGTATTCATCGCACAGGATCGTGTCGTAGAAGAACGGCTTGAACCTGTCGAACCTCGGACCAGTGGATACCTGCACGATCTTCCTGTCACCTGTGCGTTCGTCATCTACTTCCACATCACGTGGCATGCCATAGCCAAGCATGCGGTGGTTGGTCATTGCTGCCAAGCCTGTTGCCTCACGGATGCGCTTGCTAGCCTTGCCTGTTGGTGCACTGGACTGCACGATGTAGCCCTTGTCGATCAACTGCTTGGCTACTGCCTGTAGCAGCAGGGTCTTCCCGGTCCCAGCCTTGCCTGTGATTGCTACGATCCGCTTGGTTACATCGCAGCATGCATCGATAGCCTCTGACTGCCGTTCATCCCATATGATGTTGTCGGTCATGGCGTTCCTTGTGCACTGAATGGGGCAGCGAGCTACGTGCCTACGCGCGAGGAGCGCAGGCACGTAGCCGCTAACTACGCAGCAGTCGGGGTAGTGGAGCGAGGTTGCGCAACGCGCTTCACCGGCACGATGCCACGCAGGTAGAACGCATGTGGATGGGATGCATTGTCCATCATTTCCATGACGACTTCTGCATCACGCTCCACAGTCACGAGCTTGATGCGCTTCTTGTCGAATGCGATAGGCTCACCCTGTTCGTTCGTCACCTGAATGACGAAGAACGCAGGACGCGCAACGGATGGCGTGCGCTTGCGCCTTGCCCTTACTGGTGCAGGCTGAGCAGGATCAGCCGGGTGGACGACTTGTGGTGCGGTTGCCATTCTGGCTCCTTTTGTTGATGGCATAGCAGTCTATCATGGAGCAAGCACACGCGCAATCTGTGCGCGCTGTTCACCCTCATATTCCTGGTGTGTGATCTCGATGGTGCACGTCAGACCGACCAGCGCATTCAGGTCGATGTTACGGCCCATCGGTCCACCGCACTTCTCCATGAACACACGCCAGCGGTGACGGTTGGCAGGCGAGTCATCCACAAGCAAGCGGTTATACATTAGGATCGTGCCGTCAGGATCGCCATCGGTGTGATCCGCAGGATACGCTTCGGCATTCACGCGCATCGCGATCTGCACGTATTCATTGCCAGTCGTAGTAGACGTGCGACGCTGCGCACCGATGATCTCGGCAGGATACGGTCCTACCGGAAGCGGAACGGGTGGTGGAGCATTCGTGATGTCCTCAGAGAATGTCAGCATTCCACTCATTTGACTTGCGTCCCTTCGAGATTGTGACTATGTATGGGGGAACGGCCCCCACACGGTCGTTGGTCTACGTTTGCCTTGCATGTTCAACTCGGGCCACTGAGCAATCGGTGGCCCTACTTTTTTGCACTCCCTCTGCTAGTGGTTGTAGTTGCACGCGTAGGCAGTGGCAGCTTCTTACCCTTGCCCTCCTGCCACGCATGATACCAGTCGGCAATGCCTTCACCGATCTGGGTATCTGGATTGTAATGCCATACAAACTCTGGCTTGTCTGCATTGAACAGCCGTGTCTTCATTGGCTTGCGTAGCCTGCATGGGCGCACAGCGATACGACGCTCCGTGCCTGTGTCAGACATATGCCACACCTCATTGAAGCGTAGGCCAACAGCATTGGCAGTGCCTTCACTCAGTGCCATCGTTACTGATACGATGACACCTTCGTCATTGCGGTCTGCACTCCCTTCATGCGTAGTCAAGATCAGGTGCCGCTTGTGTTCCATGCACAGGCGCATGATCGTGTTGGTAGCACGTAGCACTGATGCATTACGATACGTGTAGCCCTGTATACCTGGGCGCTCAATGCTAATCCTCGCGCCACCGGCATGCTGGATTGCATTCTGCAACGCTATGTATGCGAA